CCAGAGCGCACTACTATATACATAAACTGCCCTTTAAAAATATGAGGTGCTAACGGTTTTACTTGAAGGATTACGAGGGAATGGTATATTCCCGATATCATTAACTAACACTAAAGTTTAATTTTCATTGCAATATAATGACAGATATGTCCATTTGCGTGTGGTAAAATCATAATAATGAATGAGCGTAAAAAAATAATGAGTGGAATAGCCGAGGCTATTAAGGATGTTTCAGGGAAGAAGGAGGTTCAGGGAATCAAGAGTCTAAGTCGTTACAACCCTAACAAGGTGGCTAAGATCCTGTATCTCCACAGTCAGGGGTTTAGTGTTGGTGGTATTCGCAGGGAGTATGGCTTTACAAAGCACACAATTGTAAGTGTCTTGGTTGATTATGCTGATTATGTAGGGAAGTGGAAGGATCTTGGAGCTAAGATTTCTGCAAGGAATTTCTTAAAGCTATATTCTTTACAGGAAGAGATCATTGACAGGGTATCTAGGTCTCTTGATGATGAGGACAGTGTGGTGCAAATAAAGGATCTGCTTCCTGTCAGCATTGCCTTGGAAAAGGCTGAGCGGTCTAGTAATCATTTCAGGGGGGAACCTTCTGAGATAACCGAGGAGAGGCATGTGGTGACGAGGGAGCAGCTAACTGCCACGGAAGAGATGATTAAAAAACGTATGTTAGAATACAAGAAATCAGATGTTATAGATGTTCCCCCAAAATGAAAATAACTCCATGGATTTCGTGGCTGAAGTTCTTTCAGACATGTCAGACCAGTGGTGGATTGTTCTGGAGAAAGACGGTAATGTGTGTGTTGTTGGTCTTCCTCCGGCGAAGTTAATGAACTTGCTTAAAGGGAAGTTTGAGAAGCCCAAGAGATACCCTGACAGCAAGGATTACCTTAATGATCGGTTTGATCCAATGTTCTGGAACAATTGAAAACGCTAGAATTCACTCCCCATCCTATATTAAAGCCACTTGCTGATGATCTGTTGTTACAGATGCTCGAGAGTGACCCTGACGGGTTTTTGGATTATCACAGGCAGTATGAGGAGCTGATAGAGTTTTCCGTCAATGATCCTGTTAGGCATGGGTTTGATTTGAATGGTTGGAGTAGGATCAGGGATGGTCTTGTTAAGTATAATGAATGTCTTTGTTTAGGGGGCAACAGGTCTGGAAAGACAACTGGGTGTGCCAAGATAGTGATGGAGAGTGTTATGAAGAACAAGAATGGTCACATTGTTTGTTTTTCACAGAATGCGGATACATCTAGGAAGGTTCAACAGGCATCTATATGGGAGATGATGCCTAAGGAGTTCAAGAAGAAAACCAAGGGAGTGGAGGGTTACATCAACTACTCTATGCAGAATGGTTTTACTGGGAGTAGTTTCATATTCCCGGACACTAAGACTCGTGTTGATTTCAAGACTTACACTCAATTCAGTAATAACCAGACTATTTTGGAAGGGTTTGAGTTTGGTTTCAAGTATCCCAACAGTCTTAACATTGGAGCTTGGTTGGATGAGTATCTTGGTGATTCATCTTTGATTAATACTTTACGTTTCAGGTTAGCCACTCGTAACAGCAAGATGCTGATAGCCTTTACTCCGATCAATGGTTACACTCCTTTCATTAATGAATACCTGAAGGGGAGTGAGATACTGGAGACCAAGATGGCTTCATTACTGGGTAAACAGGTTCCTGTACGCCAATATAGCCCTGCAAGGGATGCGTCTGTTGTTTACCTGCATTCGGATGAGAATCCTTTTGGGGGATTTGACAGGCTGGCAAAGGACTTGGAAAACAGGCCAGAGGAGGAGATATTGGTCAGGGCGTATGGGATTCCGGTAAGGAGTATGACTTCTCTCCTTCCTTTATTCAATACTGAGGTTAATGTCCTCTCGGATGTTCCTAATAAGTATGGGATGGTATTCCCCGATATAACTGACGAGGAACGGTTTACCTGTTATCAGGTTGTTGACCCTGCGGGTGCTCGCAACTACACTGCTATATGGGCAGCGGTGAACGGGCAGGGAGATGTATACATTCGGCGTGAGTGGCCTGACAGGGACAGTTATGGTGAATGGGCTTTATTTGGAGATCCTAGATGGTCACGGGGACCTGCAACGAAGAAGATTGGGTATAATGTTAAGGGATACTCTGATTTGTTTTTAGAGATAGAGGAAGAACTTGATATTACGGTATTTGAAAGGATTGGGGACAGTCGTTACTTCGCTAGGGAGAATGAAAACAATGAAGATCTATTCACGGCGTTTGACCAATATGGTTTAATATTTGTCCCTTCTGATGGCAGGACTGAGGAGATTGGAATTAATGCGATTGACGAATGGTTCAGTTATACTCCTAATGTGAAGATTGATTCGGCTAATAAGCCAAGATGTTTTATACACAAGGATTGTGGAAATTTAATTGACAGTTTAATTAATTATAATTCAAAAGGTAAGTCGGATGAGGCTCTTAAAGATTTTTTTGATTTGGTTCGCTATTTGCGAATGTCGAATGGTGGAGAGGGTCCTGACCATGTCACTGAACAATCGTTATCGGTTTTGAGCAAAGGCTCTGGGGGTTATTAATGCCAAAGAAAAGACTTATTCAAATATCCAAGGAGTTAGACATTTCTTTTGAGAAGGCTATGAACTTGGTTAATAATAAATTATCAAGTGATATGGTATCAGGGAAACAGAGAGCCACATGGATCACGGAGGAGGGTCAGGTTATATTGGGAGAGGCAGCCTATATAGAGGAAATTGTTCCAAAACATTTCAAGGGATGGGTTATTAAGCCGGCCTTGAATCCCAACTATGTCTTTGCGGAGATAAAAGAAATAGGAGAGAAGGTTGCTGTTTCAATTCCCCGAAGATACAGAGGAAAGTTAATACACAAGAACATAATAATTCACGGCATTAAGGATAAAAATGGAACCAGTTATAGATATCCCGGATGACATTACCCTTAATCGGGGATGGATATTTGAGCAAGTTGATCGTTTGATTGCTTGGGAGATTTTTTGCAGGGGAGTTACCCATAAAAGTGGAATACCTATACTGCCGTATGATTTATGTGATATGATAAGTGCTCCTAGCAGGGAATATATCTCTCACATAATACAATCAGCGAGAAATAAAGTAAATGAAGAATAATTCAATTTCGGAGTCCTTGACATACGTGAGTAAAGAACCTGACGTTAAATCTCTTTTACATTCATACAATCAATCGGTTACGGAACTGGAGTCTTATTTCGATTTATGCCGGAGTAGCTACGATGACAGACGTAACTGGTGGCCCGGTAAGAGCAGGGATATGCGTAAGCATGGTGCTGATGCCTTTCCTTGGGAGGGAGCTTCTGATGTTGAGGCCCATACCATAGACGAAAGGATCACCCGGCTGGTATCTTTGTTCCTATCTGCCATGAACAGGTCAAATATCAGGGCATTTCCTGTCGAATTTGCTGATATTCCAAGATCCAAGGTGGTTAGTGATTTCCTTAAATGGATGATTACTTCAGGGTATATCCCTAGATTTAAGCGAGAAATGGAGCTTGGGGCCAACTATCTTCTGGAAAGAGGTATCTTTATTACTTATGTTGGTTGGCACAGGGAAGACAGAAGCTTTCTTCAGAGGCTAAGTCTTGAGCAAATAGCAAGTCTTGACCCCAAGATTGGGGAAAGCATTGTAAATGGTGAGGACGAGGAAAGTATTGTTAGCTTGATGCAAGCTTCGTTCTTGGGTGTTTCAACGAAGAGAGCTAGGAAAGCTTTGCGGGAACTCAGGAAGTTTGGAGTCACTGAATTACCCATCGTCAGGAGACAGGTGAATTGTCCCGAGGTTAAAACATTAGCTCCGGATGGAGATTTTATTTTTCCGCCCTATGTCACTGATCCCCAACGAGCACCATATTGTTTTTGGAGGACCTACTATACTCCTCAAGAGTTGCAGAATAAAGTAACAACCGATGATTGGGATGAAGATTTTGTAGATTTTGTAATCGAACGCTATCGTGGCGTAAACATTGATTCGATTGAAAGGGAACAGGAGGGTAGACGTAGCTTGAGCCTTACGGATAATGCGTATGAGGCTGAGGAACTCATTGAGCTTGTTTACGGGTATCAGCGTTTAATCGACAAGGAGGATGGTTCGGAAGGAATCTATTGCACTATTTTCCATAAAGACTTTACGGGCAACGATCAAACCCCTGCATATGCTAAGTTTGAGTTACTTAACGGGTATGAGGATTATCCTGTGGTTGTCACCAAACTATCTGAAGATAGTAAGAGGCTATACGATACGACCACTATCCCCGATCTTCTCAGGGGGATTCAGAATACCATAAAGGTGGAGAGGGATTCCAGAATTGACAGGAACAGCATCACTACCATCCCGCCAATAATGCACCCTGTAGGCCACGCCCCTTCTGATTGGGGTCCCGGTAGAATGATCCCGGAAAGAAGGAAAGGGGAAATTACTTTCGGCCCTGCTCCCCCTGATAATTCCGGTTCTGTTGAAATAGAAGAAACCATGCAGGAGCAAGCTGACCGCTTGGTTGGTCTGGATGAAGATTCCCAGATCAGTCAGGTCAGAAAACAATTCTTGGTAGATAAATATCTGCAACATTCAGCTGAAGTTGTTTCGATGTGTTATCGGTGCTTTCAAAGGTTTGGCCCCGATTCTATATTTTTTAGAGTTACAGGAGTCCCTGATCCTCAAGTCTTTAACAAGGGCAACCCGGACGAAAACTTTGATGTTACCATTAATTATGATGTGCTTAATAATGATCCTGAGACTCAGGAGAAAAAACTCCAATCAATGGTTTCCCTTCTCCAACTTGACAGGAACGGGCGTATAAATATTGATGACTTAATCACTTTAATCGCCGGAAGCATAGATCCTATGCTTGCAGATTCGGTCTTACAGCCGATAGAAACCGCACAACAAGAGATACTGAAAGATGTTACCGATGATATTTCGAAAATTTATGCAGGGATTGAAATGCCAGCTCGCCCGAATGGGGCCGAGATCGCTATGCAGATTTTGCAAAGTTATGTCCAACAGCCTGATATCGTTGCGAGGCTGCAATCAGATCCAGCTTTTTCAGAGAGGTTGCAAAAGTATATGGGGCAGTATCAGTTCTCTATGCAGCAGGCTCAGAATGCGCAAATAGGCCGCATTGGAACAGCTCCGGCCGAGATGGGCGGAGTTCAAACTCAACAGATGCAACAATGAAAACCTTTCTAACAATTGCCTTTCTTTTCGCCATCGGTGTATATGTTTGTAAAAAAACTTTTCTTTTGTTTACTATTAATTATGACTGATAATATAACAGCTAGTGAATTTGCTAGAGATCGCTCTAACGAATTCTATAAAGCCATCCTCCGTAAAGATGAAGCCTTTAGGGGCGAAGCCTATCAACTCCCGGGCGAAACCGAATGGACAATTGGCTATGGGCATTATGGTGCTGATGTGGAGGAAGGGGACACCATCACGAAGAAAGAAGCGGAAGACCTTCTAGATCAAGACGTTAAGGAACGTCTCGTTTCTCTAAATAAAATGATTGGAGATTTTGATTCATTCCCTGAATATCTCCGTGGTCCTTTGTTCAGTGAACACTACAGGGGATCAATTGCCCAAAGTCCTAAAACCCTTGAGCTAATCAATGAAGACAAATTCCTAGAAGCGGCTGAGGAATTTTTAGATAATGACCAATATCGTAATGCTGTAGAAGAAGGCATACCGGGTATTAGACCTCGGATGGAACGTCTCGCAGAAGCTCTAAGAAAACATGCCAAAAAATAATTTAGAAAAAGATATAAAAGCATTACATAACCATGAACATTTCGCTAGGTTCATTAGTGTAATAGATGACCTTCGGGAGCAAAGTATTGGTGAATTATCTGATGCTACAACTGACAAAATACAACAAATATCAGGGAGGATAATTGCCCTTGATGACATGTTACAATTGTCGGGATGGAAAAATTTAGAAAAAAGATATAAAGATTTGCTTTAACCTATGTTAATATAAATAGTTCGCCGTCTCTGGGCGTAAAACAGTGGAAACAGTTATGTCAAAAGGAATCGTTGAGGCTATCGCTGAAGCCGAACCAGAATCAGTGGAAAATCAATCTGCGTCAGAATTAGTTCTGAGCCGTAGCGAGAAACTTCAGGGGAAACCCGAAGCTTCTCAAGAATCTTCCGAAGTTAAGGAGGAGGTAGAAGAGACTGAATCAGTCGCTGAAACCGAACCCGAAGCGGAGGACAATGTTCTTTCTCAGTTAAATTTGGATGAGTTATCCGAAGAACAACTTAGTGAACTCAGGGAGAAGCTAATCCCCGGAGCCGAGTCTCGTATTGGTGAATTGACCAAGAAAAGAAAAACGGCAGAAGAGGAATTGATTCGAGTGAGAGAGCAACAAAAGGAGCTTAAAATTGAAAAACCAAAGGTTTCTGATAATCCTTTTAAGGACTTATCAACCATAGAGGATCTTCAATCTAAAGCCGATGAAGTTACTCGCATTATAGATTGGGCTGAGGACTTATTGTTTGAATCTGATTACACGAGTGCAACAGATGAGATCACTCAACTGGAAGGTCAACCCATGACTAAAGCGGATGTGCGTAATGCATTAAAGAACGCTAAAAAAGCAAGGGATATTTATATACCGGATCAGTTGGATTCTCTAAAGTTTGCACAAAATGCTGAATCAGTTAAATTTGCCATGGGTAACAAGGCCATTGAAGAACTGGGTTGGCTTCAGGATCAATCCGAGAATGAGAAAAAGTCTGCTTTTATAGAGTTTATGTCAGATCCCGGATTAAAAAAGTTAAATGAAGTAGACCCTCGTTTAAGTTCTATGCTTCCATATTTTATAGCACACGCTACTAATTCTATTTATGGAAGAAAAGAAATACCCAATAGCCCGACAAATACCCAGACCAAACCCAAGGCTAACATAGCATTGGAACCTTCAAGCAATAGTGTGCCGTCATCGGCAACATCCGAAAAAACTGAAAAAAGATCAACCAAGGCTATTAAGGAATCGAATAGTAGATTTAAGCAATCAGGACAAAAAAGCGATTTCATCACATTAAGAACCTTACAACTAAAAAACCGATAAATCATGGCGTTTTCAAATACATATGATACAAGTAATACTGGATCGGCTGTTTCCAATCGTGAGGACCTGATGGATGTTTTAACCATCTTGGCCCCTGAAGAGACACCAATCCTTTCATCTGCTTCTAAAAGCAGAGCTAACGCTACGTTTGTTGAATGGACGGTTGACAGCCTCGCTGATGTTTCCACTGCTGGAATCGCAGAAGGCGCAGATGTCACCGCATTCACCGATCAGTTCTCAGGACGTGCTCGTCTCGGTGATTATGTGCAGAAGTTCCGCAGAGATTATATGGTATCCGATTTACAGGATGCTGTTGAATCTGTTGGACCTGCCAAAATTGCTCAAGCCGAAGCCAAGTCCATCCGAGAGTTGAAACGTGACATTGAAGCAACGCTAGCATCAACTAATGATCGTGCCGTCGAAGACGGTGCCGGAGCTGTTTACAAGCTGCGTGGCTTGGGAGACTGGATTGATTCCAGTGGACCGAGTGATGTGCCTTCTGCGTTCCGCACCCCCTCTGGAAGTATTCATTCTTCTGGAACCTACACCGAAACGGTACTTAATACCCAAATAACTTCTATATTCCGTGTTACGGGATCTACCAATAACCTGACGCTTGTTGCCGATACCGCCTTGAGGCGTATCATCAGCGACTTCGCTCGTTTAGATCCAGACGGAAGTGGTCCTGACCTATCCATTCGTAGTGTAAATTACAATGGTAGCAATGCCACCATAAAACTATCTGTAGAAGTTTATCAGTCAGATCACGGAAGTGTAGCCATCGTAAATGGTAATCCTGACTGTATGCCGGACACAACTAACAAGGACTACGGTTACCTGTTGAACCCAGAATACTACGGTGTTGCTGAGTTAATCCCAATGGGTAGCACTCGTTTGCCGAATCTCGGTGGAGGAGAACGTGGTTACGTTGATTGTGCTTTAACCCTGACTATGTTGCACCCCGGTGCGCATGGTAAAATAACCGTCATCGCATAGGAGGAAATTATTATGGCCAAATTAACTGTAAATGAAGCTAGTGGTGATTTCACCCATGTTGTTGTTCTGAGTGCTGCAGAGATTGTAGCAATTGGAAACGGTGGACAGGATACAATATTAACACTACCCGCAGGGTCAGCTATTGATCTTTGTGGAGTTGTAAACAGTGTTGATATAGTTGGATCAAGTTCACTTGTTATTGACGTGGGAACAACCACTGCCGATCCCGACGAATTCATTGACGCTCTCGATGTAGACGCAATGACCGTCAACTTACCAACATTCAATACTGGCGATCTATTCGTTCAGGGTGCTGGAACTACCACCACTTTAGGTGGAAGCTTACCAGTTAAGGCAGTATCTGCCGACACTGAAGTTGTTATTGAGATTACCGATGCTGCTGCCGCTAGCATTACTGCTGGCGAAATCATAATCGGTTTCCGTGTAATCGATCTGTCTCGTTTTTTCTAAAAGCGATTAGCAAATAATTACCAAAGGGGGAGGTCAGGCCAAAACTGGCCTCCCTTTTTTCTTATGGATGCACCGAACATAAATTTCATACCAACAGCTCCCAAGTATTCAGATGCCGAACTTGATGATGCTCTTATCACAGAAGTGTTTTCTCAGCATGAAAAGAAGTTTCAGTCAGAGAAAGCCCGAGAGGAACAGACGGCAACGGAAGCAAAAACCAATGTTGGTAAGACTCACCCTGTATTGGGTAAGTGTGTTGCGAATTTTCCTTACCCAGAGTATATGTTTCTTCTGAAGAAATACGGGCGTGAAACAGTTCACAGTCCAGAATTTTTAAAGGATTACAATAAACGATTCCCCCATCTCAGTCCCAACAAAGCATGAATCAGTTGAGAAAGAATTATGACTTATACGCATTAGTACGTGCGTTATCCGGGGTGTCTTCTTTTTTGGATAATGAGAATACTAAGCTGCTTGAATTGGCAAACCGGAGATTTTATGAGGCTTACCAAGCCACTCCTATGTGGCCAAGATATCTGTTATCAGCAGAACAAAGGTCGATAACCAATCAAATAGTCCCATTCACTCAGGATGGTTTTTATGTTTTTGGAGCTGGAACAACTGCGGTTGATGGGGTTTATAAAAGAAACGGCACCCAAAATAGCGTTGCTGCCTACACAAAGTATGACATAGACGGAACCACAGCTTTATATTCTTTAATCTACGTTAGTGGAACCAGTGGTGAGGCAGATGCACAATTTACTATTATAAGCGGAGAACCGGATAGTGGAGGTGCTGTCCAGTATACTAACGATGATGACTGGACCGTAACCGATAATGTTATTATAACCACAGTGGAAAGTGGCTGGAGCGTTAATAGCGGAACCACCCCTGCTCCAATAGTTAGATTACTTTCAGATGTTCAGGAGTTCATGCGGATGCATCGGGCAGAACCATTTTTGAACAATAGTTCTGTTGAGTTTGATTTCTTTGTTCAGAGTGATGGGGCACATGTGATGAATGTAAGTAGCGACAATGACACATCTATTTTTGTTACCTATAAGAAACAACTTCCTGCTTATTTAACTACTTGGGATTTGAATCCCGATAGTTCACCTCCTGATACGGAACCACTTAATGACATTACATTAGTGCCTAACGAATTTTTCCATTATATAGCCCACGCCACTTATGCAGATTTTTTACGCATGGATGGCCAGCATGACAAAGCTGTCATAGAAGAACAGGTAGCCGAAAAGTATCTGGCTAACGAACTGGAAAAGACGGACCAGATTATGAACAATAACACCGTTAAAAAACGATTTCACACTTATGTTTCAACCCAATCCAGATAATATCCAGAATTATGAATAGCCATATTACTAACCTATATCCACAGCCAAATGGAACTGTTGCAGGCGAAAATCTGTCATGTGCAACAACTGGCACCGGTGCTCAGTTTGCTGCATTTGACGACTACACCAAATATGTGATAATTGATGTGCAGGACAATAATGTATATGTCACGTTTGACGATACTGCTCCCTCCGCAACCAATGGTCACATCTTGGTAAAAGACAATCCGTTAATCACGCTTAGTG